CTATTAAGATCGTATCTAAATCTATTCTCATCGGTCAACGCAGATGCAATCATCGTGCAGGCTATGTCACCGTTTATTTTAAATCCCATTGCCCGTAGCCAACACACATCGTAAATTGCATTGTGAAAAACTTTTGTTGATGGTGATTCTAAAATATCTTTTAACCAGGACAAGACTCTAGACCTGTCCATGTTTCCGCCACCTTCATGTGCAATAGGAAAATAACCTTTGTAAAATTTTGTGGCTACAGCAACACCAATAACTTCTCCATTACCTATGACAGAACCAGATCCTTTTTTAATTAGATCAGGATCTTTTGTCTCTAGGTCAATTGCTATCTCATCTACATCACGTAGGTCTGGAAACTCAGTAGGTTTTACCCACTCTGTCTGTGCTTCAAACTTAGGAATTTTCACCGTAATCCCTCTCAATAATCATTTCTAAAAAATGTATGGCTTTCAATATATCTTCCTTCCCATTCTTATCACGGTGACGAATGATATATTTTATAGCACAACCCTCTGGATATAGCAATTCATTCTCGACTACAAACTTACTGGGCTGTATTTTATATTTTTGATAGTGTGATCCTCCGTGCTGCTTATCCCAAACTTTCGATGTCATAACCTTGATCCTCCTTTTTTGCTGCCATGATGTACAGATTTTGTTTTGTACGAGTTACACCTACATACCAAACTCTATGCTCTTCATCTTGTTTATCAGAGCTTTTATCTAATGCATCTCGTATTGTTTTTGTATTGTCTAATATCAGTAATACATTATCTGCTTCACCACCTTTTGCAGAATGTATTGTAGATAGTTTTACTCTTGGGTCCTTTCTTAATTCTTCTCCGTTGCTTAACATCTCCCTTATGTATAGACACTCTTCATAGTCAGATGTAAACTCATCATACCAGGGTATGTTTTTATCATAACCAAACTCTTCCAGGTTATACATTCTTTCTTCTGTTAATTCTTCTTTGGTATTTGTGTATTCAAATATATCTTTTACCTCTGGTAGAGATAAATCACTACCTTTCTGCCATCGTATGTAGTTTAGAATCGTTCTAAACAAGGTTACCTTGTAGCTCTTTCTATCTTTGTATTCAAAGTAAACACCTCGTTCTTTTAAAAAAGGTTTGAGTCGATTTAATTTGTCATTGTATCTAGCTAACACCAACCAATTGCCTTCGTCCAGTGGCACGTCTTCAAGACTGTGAACATAACTTACATCACCAACTTCTTTTCTTGCTTGCCATTGTTTTTTAATTCTTCTGTCGTCCGGTATTAAATTTAATATCTTATCTGCTATGTCCTGTACCTTTAATGGAACTCTGTAAGATTGTGGCAAAATTATGTCTTTTTTTGAAAACTTTTGTTGAAATTTTTTTACATCTGCTCCTGCCCAACCATAAATCGCTTGATCGTCGTCGCCTGCTAATATAATATATTTTGAATTTTTTGTTATAATATCTACCATTTTCCACTGTATTGGTGATAAATCCTGTGCCTCATCGATAAATGTTATGTCAAAATTTGGACACAATTTAGACACAATAAATTTTTCTATCATGTCTGTAAAATCAACCAAACCATACGCCTGTTTGTAATTATTTACCTCATCAGAAATAATTTGTAACAATCTTTTGTCCATGTCTTGTGAGTACATGTCAGTGTTATACTCTTCTTCAATAGGTATATTTTTTATTCTGGCTGCATTAATTAGATTAAAGTATTCACTATCAGAATTTATAAAACCTGTAGACTCTTCGCCATTAGAATACACCGTAACCTCTATACCTAGTTTTTTGCCTATGTCTTCGTAGTGTTCATCCTGCATGACCTGGGCTTTTTTCATACCCAATTGATTAAAAGCAAAAGAATGTAAAGTTCTAAAGTGTTTAAGGTCTTTTCTTTCAAACGCTGTGTGATAGTCTAACATTCTATCTACAGCTTCGTTTGCAGCTTTGGTTGTAAATGCAAAGTATCCTATCTTATCTATAGGTGTACCCAGTTTTAAAAATGTTTTGACATATTTTAACAGCTTTGTTGTTTTCCCTGTTCCCGGAGGCCCGAATAGTTTTCTACTTATCACATCTCCTCCCGTATGTATCGTTTTAATTCTTTGTCCTGCACGTTATCTGGTATATTTCCCTTCCAAAATATCTCATAGCTGTCACTGCCATACTTACCAATACCAAATAGTTCTGTTGCATCATCACCGTCCCAACCAATAAAGTCCTCTGTCATTCTCCATATCCTGTTAGCTCTGACATGTTTCATTCCTAAGTCTTTTAACATTTCTGCTATAGTTTCTTTATCGGATTCTAATAAGGCGGATGCATTAGAAAATTTTTTAAAAAATCCTGGCAATATTTTTTTAACTTTCTTACGTCCTGTTTGATTAAGACATATTACTGCCACCATATGCTGCCATGCACCATTGACTTGTTGTTGTACCATAAGATCATCTCTCATTATATTATATCCGTCTTGTGTTTTGTTTTAGTGTGGTGTATGGGAACCTCTTCAAACGTCTTTATATTAATTTGAATTATATTTTTTGTTGATGAGTTATATTTACCTGCTTCTTTTGATGGAAATCTTTTTTGTTCTAAAAATTCTATTTCACATTCTTGATATGTAACCTGCATCATACGCCCTGTTTTATCTTCACTATACTTCCAGTTCTTTGCTTTTAATTTGTCGTAAAATTTTTCAAACTTAAAGTATGCATACTCTCCTTCTATTAATACAGAGCCAGTCTTAAATGCGGCATCGCTCGTAGCTTTTGGTCCATTTATTTTTGCATGTAATACATCATGTAATTTTTCTTTTGGTGATGTGCCTACCGGTGGCTGTACAATCTTTTGTGTTTGATACAATGCATCCATCACAGCTTGCTCTTCATCATTCTTTATTAATGGTGGTAAGAATCCTGCAGCTTTTGATATTGAGTTACGTCTTTTACGCTGGTCGTTTAGATGTTCTACATTTCTACAATGCACTGTAGCTGTACCAATACCATCTGGTTTTGTTACATCAAACTCATACTCTGGTTCTGGATCTAGGTCTATCTTTTTTAAATTTGTTAACACAGGATAAGATCCTTTTGATCCTGCTAAGACTCCAAATTTTTTCTTAACACATATACCTTTTTTACAGTTCTCACTTAGTGGACTCTGTGTACAAGTATAACCTTTAGAACTTCTGTTCCATGATTTTACTTTTTGATTTAAAAATTTTTGATCCCATGCATTTGCATGCACACCTGCAAAATATTTTACTGGTGCATTCATAACTTTCTGTTGCCAGTTGTCTGGATATTTCATCTTAACCATGACATGATAGTTGTACATAAATCTATCTTTGCCATCAAAGTTTTCGTTTTTAGATAATTTAGATATTGCTGCTAAACATGGTGGACCTTCTGTAAACTCTTCGTCAACACCCTGCATGCTCTTGTGTTCAATCTCTTCTGTAATTCCTTTCAATCTTTCTTTTGTAACCAGGTTTGCACTGATTACTTTCATAAATTGTTCTAGGGTAAATGGTGTACCATCAACGTTCAAAGCTTTACGTTCCTCTCCAAAGTATGGTAAATTTATAAACTGTCCTGGTCGTAGTTGACCTGTTTCACTATCTTTTGTTAGCTGTGTTTGTTTTGGAAATATCTCTGTATCTTGTTTGAGTCCAAACAAAGATAATAGATTTGTAAGAAAAGATTTTACAGTTTTAGAATCTGTAAACTCATCCATAAATAAAAATAAATGTAGACCACCACTTTTAGATTCTACTGGCAGTAAAGGTAATTCGTATTGCTGTATGATGTCTATATAATCTTTTTTGTTAAAGTCAGCATAGTCTTTTGGATCTACGTCAATGACTCCAAACTTAACTTCTGAATCTTCTGTGCATGGTTGTATGCCGATTGATAGTTTACCTTGTATGTGTTGTTGATAAATATCGGTAGTGAGTTCTTCAAAATTCCATCGGTATACAGGTTTCTTTTTACCTGTTTCAGAATCTATCTTAGAATCCTGGTGGTTGAAGTCAGCCACACCATAGGCATTTCTATATCCATTAAAATATTCTATGTATCTTTCCATAACTGTTTACGTGGGCCGTCTACTCTCGCTTTCGGCCCACACTGTGCACATATCCCGTAGGAATTATATAATGCTACTTTGGTCCTTTGGTTTATCTTCACCATGTTTAGCTTTAACACTTCCTTTTGAAATGTTTTCACTAAATGCTTTGGCTTGATCGTAAAGACCTTTGTCAGTTACTGGGCCAATTTTACTAACTTCCCAACCAAACCAAGTGCCTTTATCGTTTGACATTTGGGTAGTTTTTAGTTTGTAAATGTGGCTGAAAGATGCCGGTGTAAACATTCCATTTGCACCCTTCATTTTGATACCAGACATCATTGAGTTCCACTTTCTACTAATTTTTAATTGAGTAGATTTCATAGAGATCAACGCTGTCGATGGACTATCTCCCGATACTATAACAAAGTGAGATGCAGTCTTCTCAATATAATTACCGTTAGGTAATCTATCTTTGTAGTTTGCATCTGGTTTTGTTTTGGACATGATATCAGAAGATGAATCATAAATGGCAACTGGTGCACCAAGACCCTCTCCTCTATCTTTCCATTCAATGTACTCCAACTTATAAAAGCATGGAATTACATCAATACCTTTCACTCCATCATAGAGTTCTCCAGAAACAGAATTGAATATCATTCCTGGTTCTGCACCTTCGACATACTTACCATCACGTTTGTTAACTTCTGGTGAGAGTTGTCCAAGGATTTTTAGAAAAGGAAGGGCTAGATCTTCTTGACCTATTGCACCCAAACCTTTTGCTGCATCATCTTCAAACATATTTGCTGGAAGACCTGCAGACTTTTTCTCTGCTACTTGGTTCATGTTTATTTACTCCTCGTTACTTTTGTCCTGTTTCCTGCGAACACATTAAATAGATCAGAGGGCATCTCTTGTCCAGATTCCAGACGCTCTCT